TCGTTTTTGACGTGGATGAATCAGCTTTAGTTGGTGGGCAGTCTATGGAAATATATCCGGGTAAAATATTCAGGCGACAAGCTGGAATGCCGGGTCAAGCCATTCATGGTTTAAAGTTTCCAAATACTGCTCCAGAGAATATGATGATGTTCGATAAGTTTAGACAACTTGCTGACGAACAGACCGGCATACCATCATATTCACACGGTCAAACTGGTGTACAAAGTATGACAAGGACTGCCTCTGGTATGTCAATGTTACTAGGTGCATCCAGTTTAAATATTAAAACAGTCGTTAAAAACTTAGATGACTTTTTATTAAGACCATTAGGCGAAGCTTTCTTTCAATGGAACATGCAGTTCTTTGAAGGCTCCCTAGATGTGAAAGGTGATTTAGAAGTTAAAGCAACAGGTACTAATAGCTTGATGCAGAAAGAAGTTAGAAGTCAAAGACTTACTATGTTCTTACAAACTGCACAAAGTCCAGCTATTGCTCCTTTTGTTAAAATTTCTAAATTGGTTAGTGAACTTGCCTATAGCTTGGATTTAGACCCAGATGAAATTCTGAACGACCCTGAAGAAGCAGCTATGATGGCACAAATAATAGGAATGCAAAATGTTGGACAAAACGTTGGCTCGGAAGCTGAACTTACTGGTGAAGGACAAAGCCCTATGGGAGGCCTTGCTGGAACACCTGCACAACCTCAAGACCTTGGACCTACAGGGACTGGTGGTGGCAACATCGGAATCGGAAATGTGCCGGTTGCAGGGGAAAGTGAATTCTCTGGTACGGCTAGAGCAATTACCCCTTCAAGTTGAAGAGGCTTTAAATAGAAAAGAAGAGGAAAATTAAATGTTAGATTTATTAGATACAATACTAAAAATAGTAGGAGTAGTACCTTGGATAGTTTCAATCTGTTCAATGATAGCTGCTTTAACCCCCACTCCACATGATGATAATTTAGTAAGCAAAGCTTATAAAATCATTGATTGGTTTGCCCTTAATATAGGAAAAGCAAAGGAGAAATAATGAAAGACTTAGTAGGCAATCAAAAAGAAATAGACGTTAATAAAGACGGTAATATATCTGCTGAAGATTTTAAAATACTAAGATTAAAAAAACAAGAAGGTGGTGATGTAGATAGTCAAATGGCTATTTTAATGAAACCACAACAAGAACAAGAAATGGTCTCTGATGACGAAATGGAAGAAGACTATTTAGACTTTATATTAGACGAAGCTTTATCTGACGAAGAAGAAGATATGCTTCAAGAAAAACTAGAACAAGATGAGCAATTAGCTTTGTTATTTGACAAGGTTGTAGATGTTGCTCAAGAATTTGCTGGAGCTGGTCCTGTTGAAGGTCCGGGTTCAGGAGTCTCTGACAGTATACCCGCAAGGTTATCTGACGGAGAATTTGTCTTCACTGCCAAAGCTGTGGAAGAAATCGGAGCTGACAATTTAATGTCAATGATGAAAGAAGCCGAAGCTAAGGCAGATGAAAGACAGCAGTTAGTTTATGGAGGAGAAGTACTGGAAGAAGGTGAAACTTTTGTAGTTGAACCAACTCAACCAGACCCTGTTAAACAAGAGATTCGTGTTCAACGAGAAACTTTAGGACCTCAAGCTTCACAGCAAGAGGAAGAAGAGTTAGTCGAAGAAATACGAACTCGTAAAATGATGACAGGTAAACCTTCACCCGTAAGCTAAATAGGAGATAAGGCTACCTTATTATAAGCACCTTATCATTATATTAACCGAAAGGCTACCTTTACAAGTAAAGCACTGCACAGTCGACACACGCAGCTACCTTTAAACGAAGCCCTGAGTAGGAGAAAGAATATGACTACTGAAGTAAAAGAGGATAATGCCAATCCTTATAACGAAAAAAAATCATGGCATAGTAACGAAGAAGATAAAGCATTTGAGGGTGCTGATGGGATGTTTTTTAATGACCCGTCTAAAGTAAAACCAAATGATAACGTAGAGCAACCTGTAGACCAAGAAGCTGCTGAGGAAAGTCCTAAAGACCAACCTTATAAGCGACCAAACTACAAAAAGCGATACGATGATTTAAAAAAACATTATGATACTAAACTTAATGAATTTAAGTCTAGAGAACAAGAGCTGTTAGAAGAAGCTACTAAAAATAGACAAAGCTATAAAGCTCCTAAATCTCAAGAAGAACTTGAAGAATTTAAGAAAGAATATCCAGATGTTTACGAAGTTGTTGAAACAGTTTCACATCTTCAAGCTTCAGAGAAATCTAAAGTTTTAGAAGAAAGATTAGAAGCTCTCCAACAACGAGAAAAAGAACTTGTTCGTAAAGATGCTGAAAAGCGATTGAATGACAGACATCCTGATTTTGAAGATATCAGAAACAGTGATGACTTTCACGACTGGGCTAAGTCTCAGCCAAAGTCTATCCAAAATTGGGTATACGAAAATGCTGATGATGCTGACCTAGCTTCAAGAGCTATTGATTTATTTAAAAGAGATATTGGTATAGATTCTAAACCAAAGAAGTCAAATTCTAAAAAATCCAATACTTCTGCTGCTGATATGGTTTCAACCAAAACAACAAGTGTTGAACCTAAGCAAGAGAAAGTTTGGACTACAAAGGAGATTTCTTCTATGAGCATGGATGAATTTGATAAGTATGAAAAAGATATTAGTCAAGCCATGTTTGAAGGAAGAATTCAAAGATAAATTACTTTTATTTTAAGGAGAAAATAAAATGGCTTTTAACGTAAGCGACCAAAATTTTGCACAAAGTTCTGGCTCAAATATGTCTAACAATGCCTTTCTGCCTGAAATTTATTCCAAGAAGGTTTTAAACTTTTTTAGGAAAGCCTCTGTTGTCGAAGCAATAACAAACACAGACTACGCAGGTGAGATTTCAGGATTTGGAGATACTGTTAAGATAATTAACGAACCAGAAATCACAGTGTATCAATACGAAAGAGGTGCTGATGTAACTAAAACAGCACTAACCGATGCAGAAACAACATTAATTGTTGATACTGCTAATGCTTTCAAATTCATCGTAGATGATATTGAGAGTCAAATGTCACATGTAAACTTTAAAGAAGTAGCTACTTCATCCGCTGCTTATGCCCTAAGAGATGCATTCGATGCAGGTGTTATGGCTAAATTGTTTGCAGGTTGTTCTGCTAGTTCACCTGACCATATTATTGGTTCAGATAGTGCTACTGCAGATGCAACAATGGCACACGCAACTAATTCTGTTGACCTATTAGGTTCTGACGGAACTGGTGTAGATGCTATTGACTTAATGGCTAGAATGGCAAGATTACTAGACGACCAGAATGTACCTGAAGAAGGTAGATGGTTTGTTGCTCCTCCTTCATTTTATGAAGAGTTAGCACAGTCTGGTTCAAAACTGCTTTCAGTAGACTTTAATGCTGGACAAGGTTCAATCAGAAATGGACTAGTATCAAGTGGTAAGCTAAGAGGCTTCAACATGTATAAATCAAACAATGTTGCTGCAACTTCAAATGCTACTGGTAAAGTTCTTGCTGGACACATGTCTTCAGCTTCAACAGCTCAAACAATCACTTCAACTGAGGTCATGAGAGACCCAAGTTCATTTGGTGATATTGTTAGAGGGTTGCATGTCTATGGAGCAAAAGTTCTAAGACCAAAAGCACTAGTATCAGCTTTCTACGTTGTAGACTAATGATATTCGGGAGGCTCTTCGGAGCCTTCCATTTTTATATAAGGAGAAATTATGAAAGATAAAAAAAGAATGGCTTACATGTATGGTGGCATGTCAGACAAAAAAAGAATGAAATATAATAAAGGTGGTTATGCTTCTATTTATGATATGGAATCAGCTTGTAAAAGTAAAGCTGGTTATAATACCATGAAGATAGAAGGTGAAAAATAATGCGAGTCAAAGCACCTAAAGGTTATCACTGGATGAAAGCTGGTAAATCTTACAAGCTTATGAAACATTCAGGCAAGTTTGTTCCTCATAAAGGAGCAAGTATGTCAGCAAACTTTGAAATACAAAAAAAACATAAAAAATAATGGCCACAACATATTTAGATATTACTAATGAAGTCTTAAGAGAACTTAATGAAGTTCCTTTAACTTCGTCAAACTTTGGCAATGCAAAAGGCTTACAAGCTTTTGTCAAAGATACAGTCAATAAAGCAATCTTTGATATTGCTAATGAAGAACCTCAGCTACCATTTTTTGCTGCTGGACTCAGTGGAGCTTCTGACCCCTTTTATGGTAATGTTACAGTAGCAACTACAGCTGGAACTAGATGGTATGTTTTAAAATCCGGTAGTTCTAGTATTACCACAGACTATGCTTCTATAGATTGGGATGATTTTTACCTGACAACTATTGGAGTAGGCGGTGAATCAGCTCCGTATGTCTCACAAGGTTTAAAGTTTTTAAATCTAGCAGATTGGAAACGATATTATCGAGATAGTGAAAATGCTGATGATGCAGACACACAAGGCTATGGAGAGCCTCAATATGTTATTAAATCTCCAGACAATAGAAAATTTGGACTAAGTCCTATACCTGATAAAGCTTATAACGTACACTTTTATGCTTTTGTTAAACCAACAGCCTTATCAGCACATGGCGATACAGTAGTCCTCCCAGAACAATATACAAATGTTATTACTTCTAGGGTTAGATATTATGTATGGCAGTTTAAAGAGTCACCTCAACAAGCTGCTTTTGCTTTAGATGATTATAAGAAAGCAATGAAACGCATGAAGTCTAATTTAATTAACCCAACACCTAGGGCAATGACAGACGACAGAACATATTTTTAATTAATGGCACGTTCCCAACCTTATACAGTAGCATGTGACGGTGGTTTATTAACCTCATCTAATGCTATTGATTTATTAAAAACTCCCGGAGTAGCAACTAAGTTACAAAACTTTGAAGTCTCTATTGAAGGTGGTTATCGTAGAGTAAATGGTTATGCTAAATATAAAGTTGGTGATGTAACTGCAACTCAACCAGCTGGAAGTACTGCTACTATCTTAGGAGTCTTTCCTTATGCTGATGGAGTAATAGCTAGTGTTAGTGATGATATATATTTTAGTAATGATGGGGTTAATTGGTTACAGATAAACCGAAGTTCAGTATCAGGTAGTGGTGATAATCATACAGACTTTACAGGTCGTAGTGTTTTAAACAGAACTAATCAAGGCCAATGTACTTTTGCTATAGCTGAAGGTGCTACCTTTGATTATGGTGAAGTTTTTATAGCTGATGGAGCTAATAAAATTTATAGCTTTCGTATGGAAGGCACAGGTAATTTAAATACTAGAACATTTTTTGCTGCTGAAATAACTGTTGATGGTACGAATGGAGTCAAGTTTATAACTATTCACGACAATCATTTAATAGCAGCAGGAGTAGCAGGTAATTTAAATACTGTTTATCATAGTCAAGTTAATGATTACGATAATTTTAGTGGTGGTGGTAGTTTTACTTTATCAGACCAAGTAGTAGGTATTAAAGGTTTCCGTGAAGATTTAATTTTATTTTGTGAGAACAGTATTCATAAACTTATTAATCTTCATAACTCTGATACAGTTAGGATAGACCCGATTACAGATAATGTAGGTTGTTTAAGTGGCTACAGTATTCAAGAAATTGGTGGTGACTTATTATTCTTAGCAGCTGATGGTTTCAGAACAGTTGCCGGAACAGCAAGAATTGGTGACGTTGAGTTAGGTACAGTTTCAAAACAAATCCAACCTATTGTTAGTGAACTAGCTAGAAACATAGATGACTATACTATTAATAGTTTAGTTATTAGAGAAAAGTCACAATACAGACTTTACTACACTAATGTAAATTTAGCTAACTCAGCTCAAAAGGGCATAGTAGGCACCTTAAGACCAAATGGTTTTCAATGGTCAGAACTATTAGGTTTAGAAGTAACAAGTGTCAACTCAAACTTTGATAGCAATGGTGTTGAAGTTTATTACCATGGCGATACTAATGGTTATATTTATACTCACGATGTGGGGTATAGCTTTGATGGTTCTAGTATAAATGCTATTTATGAAACACCAGATTATGATTATGGTGACTTTGGTACTCTAAAAACTTTGCATTATATTAAGATATCTATAACACCAGAAAGTAGCATACAACCAACACTCAGAGTTAGATATGATTATAGTAGCTCTGATATACCACAACCAGAAGACATACTGTTAGATTCAGTACCTGCTCCAGCTCTTTTTGGTCAGTCAGTTTTTGGTCAAGCAATATTCGGAGCAGCAGAGCAACCACTAGTTAGAGAATCACTAGTAGGTAGCGGACATAGTAACAATTTTAGATTTTCAAGTAATGATTCAAATTCACCCTACATTATAAATGGTTTTTATGTAGATTACATACCTTCAGGCAGGAGATAAGACATGGCAGGATATACCCGACAAAGTACATTTACTGATGGCGATACCATCACCGCAGCATTATTTAACAATGAGTATGACCATTTATTAGCAGTCTTTAGTAATGCTACTGGTCACAAACACGATGGTACAGCTAGTGAAGGTCCAGTTATAGGCCTAATAGGTGATGCTGGAGAAACAACACCAAACAATAAAGTCTTAATAGATAGTACTAATAATCACATTGAATTCTATATAGAAGTTAGTAGTAATCCTGTCCAACAACTCTACATAGCCGATGGAGCTATTCTACCAGTCACAGACAACGACATTAATTTAGGTTCAAGCTCTTTAGAGTTTAAAGATTTATTTATAGATGGCACAGCTAACATAGATAGCTTAGTAGCCGACACTGCAGATATTAATGGTGGTTCAATAGACGGTGCAGTCATTGGAGCTAACTCAGCAGCAGCTGGTACCTTTACGACAGTAACTACTTCAAGCAACGTTGTTGTTGGAGGTAATCTAACCGTTTCTGGTACTACAACTACAGTCAACAGTAACGAAGTTAATATCGGTGATAACATTATTGTCCTTAATTCAGATGAGACAGGGACACCATCACAAAACTCAGGCATAGAAGTAGAACGAGGTACAAGCACTAACAAGACTTTAATATGGAATGAAACCACAGACAAATGGACAGTAGGTTCAGAAACTTTTGTAGCCGGTACAGTTGAAGCAGCTTTAACAGGAAACGTGACAGGTAATGTTACAGGTAATGTGACTGGTAACGTAACTGGCGATGTCACAGGAGACTTGACAGGAAACGTCACAGGAAACGTGACAGGTAATGTGACAGGAAACGTCACAGGAGACTTGACAGGCGATGTAACTGGTAACGTTACAGGAAACCTAACAGGCTCTGTCCTAACTGCAGCCCAAACAAATATCACAAGTCTTGGTACCTTATCAAGCTTAGCAGTTTCTGGTAATTTAACTGTAGATACTAATACTCTTTATGTAGACTCTAGTAATAATAGAGTTGGCATAGGAACTACTTCGCCAACAGGTGATGGAACAGCATTACACGTTCATGGCTCAACTAATGCAACTTTACATCTTACAAATTCAACTACTGGTTCAAATATTTCAGATGGTTTTGATATTGTTATGGATGGCTCAGAAGCCCTAATAAGAAACCGAGAAAGTGCAGCAATAAAATTTAGAATAGCAAGTTCTGAAGCCATGAGAATAGACAGCTCAGGCAACCTAGGTATAGGTACAAGTTCTCCGTCAGCTTTACTACACGTTGAAGGTAATGCTCTAGTCACAGGCAACTTGACAGTCAACGGTAATCTAACCTTTGGTAATGCTAATACTGACACAGTTTCTTTCGGAGCTGATATAGATTCAAACATTATACCAGACGATGACAATACTTATGACCTCGGCAGTTCTTCACAGGAATGGAAAGACTTATACATAGATGGTGTAGCTTATATAGATGCTATAAACTTTAATGGAACTGCAATAACTGCGACAGCTGCAGAGCTTAATATCATGGATGGAGTTACATCTACTGCTGCCGAACTAAACATATTAGATGGAGTAACAGCTACAGCAGCAGAACTTAATGCTCTTGATGGTATTACTTCAACAGTTGCAGAACTAAACATATTAGACGGTGTTACAAGTACTGCAGCAGAGTTAAACCTTTTAGACGGTAAAGCTTTCCTTGATGAAGATGACATGTCTTCAAACAGTGCTACAGGTATAGCATCTCAACAATCTATTAAAGCTTATGTAGATACACAAATTACTGCAGAAGACTTAGACATTACTACAGACAGTGGAACTATTGCAA